CAGAAGCCCAGGTCCTCCAGGGCGAGCAGGACGGTGATCCCGAGGGCGGCTGCCGGGTCGGCATCGGCCGGGCTGGTCGCAGGGCCGATCTCGGCGGGCCAGCGGCAGGCTGCGGGCCGAAGCCTCGGAGGGCTGACGAGTGAGCCGACCTCAGCGCAGCCGGCCGAGTCGGGCATCGGCTACTCGCTCGGTGGTCTCAGCAGCGAGCCGACGGACACCGGAGCCAAGCGGGCGGTCGGCTTCGCATTCGGTGGCTGGGTCGCGATCCCGGCCAGCGTCACGGAGAAGCGGGCGCGCGCGGCATCGCTGGCCGGTGGCAGCCTCGAGCCCGCGGCCACGGGAGCGAGGAGCGGATCCGGTTCGATCCTCGCGCTCCTGGTGGAGACCGCGCTGGTGGCCGGCGTCGGCGGACGAACGGGCTCGGGCCTCGGCGGCCTCGTGGGGCTGCCCACCGATGTTCGCGGCTTCGACCAGCCGTTGCCGCCGAGGATCGTGGGCATGGTGACCATGCGCAGTGGGATCGATGCGGCGCTCGAGGTGAGTGGCCTGCACGCGACGGTGACTGTGAGGGACATCGCATGACGCTCTACATGTACCGCGGCGACACCGGGACGCTCGACGTCGTCGTCGTCGACGACGTGGGGAGCCCCGTGGACATCTCGACGTACAGCCTCCGCTTCACGGCGAAGTACCGCTCGAGCGATCCCGACGATGAGGCGATCATCGTGAAGACGGACGACTACGGCGGCATCGCCTTGGGCAACGGCACGGGCGAGGCGACGATCACGGTCGACCCCGAGGACACCGAGGACCTGACGAAGACGACGACGCTGCTCTGGGACTTCCAGCTCACCGATGGCTTCGGCGCGGTGAAGACTGCCGCGGCGGGACGGCTCGTCATCAGCGCCGACATCAGTCGGGCCGCGCCATGAGAGGGGTCGACCGGCGCCGCAACGACTTCCGCCAGACGCGGCGGTGGAAGGAGACGCGGCTCCTCATTCTTCAGCGTGACCTCTGGCGCTGCCACTGGTGTGGCGGGGACGCGAACGAGGCTGACCACGTCGTGCCGGTGAGCCAGGGCGGCGCGAAGTGGGAGCCGGCGAACCTCGTGGCGGCCTGCGGACGGTGCAACAACGGACGGAACAACCCGCGCTGGCGGCCGCGTTTTTTAGTGGCCACCGAACGCGTGACAGCGCCGCTCGCCAATCCCTCTCCCCATAACCCAGAACCGGCGCTGACTGGCGATTACAGCCGCCGGCCGAGGGAGGACGTCGCCTGATGGCGCTCCTCGCCGCTGTCACGCGCCCGCTCCTCACCGGCTCATCCACGCCGCGCATCGCCCCGCCCCGACCGCTGCGCAGCCTGCGCGTCGAGTACCGTGCGGCGGCGAGGGAACTCGGCATCCGGCTCATGCCCTGGCAGCGGCTCGCGGGCGCCTTCATGACCGCCCTCAACCGGAAGCGCTGGCGGTACCGCGAGGTGTGCGTCGTCGTGGCGCGGCAGAACGGCAAGACGAGCCTCCTGCTGCCGCTCATCCTCATGCACCTCCGGCGCGGGAACCGCATCCTCCACACGGCGCAGAACCGGGCCATCCCGCGCGAGACGTTCCTCACCCTCGCGCGCCTCCTGAATGGCAGCGAGGAGGTCACCGAGATCCGCTTCGCCAACGGCCAAGAGCTCATCCGCTTCAAGAACGGCGGCCGCTACACGCTCGTCGCACCGCGGCCCGGCGTGCGCGGCTACTCGGTTGACATCGTCCTCCTCGACGAGGTCCGCGAGCAGCGTTCCTTCGACCTGCTGGCCAGCGTCAAGCCGACCCTCACGGCGTCCCGCAACCCGCAGATCGTCTACCTCTCCAACGCCGGCGACAGTGACAGCGTCGTCCTCAACGACCTCCGGCGGCGAGGCGAGAGCGGTGACGAGTCGCTGGCCTACCTCGAATGGAGCGCGAGCCCCGACCGGACGCTCGATGATGTGGATGGCTGGATCGAGGCCAACCCGGCGCTCGGCATCACCATCCAGCTCGAGACGCTCGTCGACTTCCATGGCTCCATGCCGCCGGCCGTCTTCGAGACCGAGCACCTCTGTCGCTGGGTCATCAGCATGCAGCCGCGGCTCGTATCGGACGCGAAGTGGGAGCAGACCCGGGGCATCCTTGAAGCGACCAGCGTGCGGCCGGCGATGGCGGTGGCCATGGACGCTTCGAGCAAGCGCGCCTCGGCCGTTCTCGCCTGGCAGCAGACGAGCGGCCAGCTCGCGCTTCGGGTCATCGCCGACGTCCACGGCGACCCCATCGACACCGATCGCCTGGGGACCGAGTTGCGCGACATGGCGCTGCGCCTCGGCGTCGTCGCCGTCGGCTTCGACGACTGGACCGACAAGGAACTCGCCCGCTACTTCCCGAAGAACGCCAAGGCCATCATCGGGCGCGAGTTCGCCAACGCCTCGGAGAACTTCGTGCGCGTCGTCGATTCCGGGCGGCTTGTCCATGACGACGCCGACGCGGTCACCTTCGACCTCGCCTGGACCGCGCGCAAGCCGCACGAGTCGGGCGCGTGGATGGCCGTCAAGGCGAAGGATGACCGCCCGATCACCGCGGCGCTCGCCGCCATCCGCGCTGTCTGGCTCGCGTCGGGCCCGAAGCCTGCCGCACCGAGGGTCTACTGACATGGCACTCTGGGATCGCGTCGCGCAGTTCTTCACCCTCCAGGCCTTCCAGGAGGCGCCGCTCCAGACCCGCGAGGCAACGCTCGAGGACCTGCTCCAGCGCGCCACGGGCATCGCGCGCGTCAGCCCTTGGCGACCCGCGAGCATCCGCGATGCGCTCGGCGTCCCGGCCATCCACCGCGCCGTGACGCTCATCGCGAACACCACGGGCGCGCTCTCCCTCGAAGCGTGGCGGCAGGGTGTCCACCTCGCCAACGAGGACCGGCCGCGCATCATCGTGCGCCCCAATCCCTTCACGACGCCGCGCGACTTCTTCCGCGACACGGCCTACACGATGGCCACTCGTGGTGAGGCGTGGTGGTGGGTGGCAGCGCGCGATGGGGACGACGCACCGTTGTCCGTCCTGCCCGTCGACCCGGCACAGGTCACCGTCACCGAGAACCCGCGCGACCTGCGCTATCCGATCATCGAGTGGCGCGGCCGAAAGATGCGGAACGAGGACATGATCCAGCTGACGCTGCTGCGCGAGCCGGGCCAGCTGCGCGGCACCGGGCCGCTCCAGCTCTGTGGCGCTGCCGTGTCCGTGGCCGTCGAGGCGCAGGAATGGGCGGCCAACTTCTACGCCGACGGTGGCACAGCATCCGACATCATCAAGAGCGCCATGCAGGTGACGGAGGACGAGGCCACCGCCATCAAGACGAAGTGGACCTCGACCCCGAACAACACGCCGCACGTCATCGACCCCGGCATCGAGAGCGTCGAACAGCATGTCGTGAATGTCGCTTCGGCCTCGATGTTCGAGGCGCGCGAATACCAGAACGCCGAGGCCGCACGGATGTTCGGCGTCCCGGCGACTCTCCTCGACACGGCGGTCATGGGCTCGAGCCTGACCTACCAGAACCTCGAGACGGAGTTCGGCAAGTTCGTCCGCGGCTGCCTCTGGCCGAACTACCTCGAACCCATCGAGCAGGCCATGAGCGACCTCCTCGCCCGGGCCACGATCTGCCGCTTCAACGTCGATGCCCTCCAGCGCGCCGACATCAAGACGCGCTACGACGTCTACACCGCGGGCATCAATGCGGGCGTGATGGTTCCCGAGGAGGCGCGGGCCATCGAGGGCCTCGGGCCGGGCGACGTGGAGAACGCGCCGATGCCCTTCGCGATGCCGCAGGCCATCCCGAGCGTCCTGCCCATCCAGGGCCGGTCGCAGGATGGCCCGGTGCGCTGCGCCTCGTGCGGGAAGAGCCGCTTCGTCGTCGAGTCGCTCGATCCGCCGCGTCTGCGCTGCATCCGCTGTCGCAGCATCGCGGCGTGATTGTCCCGGTCGCCTTCGAGGCGCACCACTTCGACCACCTCGCCCCCGTCTTGGCTCTGCTGCCGCACGGCAAGCAGTTCAGGAACCCCGATGACGTGGCCCTCGTGGCGAGCTACGGCGCGCTCATCCGGGCGCGACGGGCGAAGTTCCGGCGCTTCATCCTCGCGCAGCACGGCGCCGGCCAGTCCTACGCGGGCGAGGCGCGCACGGCGCACCAGCCGGGCTACCCGGGCGGCAAGGACAACGCCGATGTGGGCCTCTTTCTCGTGCCGAACGAACATGCTGCGAAGCGCTGGCGGGCCACCTACCCGAAGGCGGCCGTGGCCGTCGTGGGCTGCCCGAAGCTCGACGCGCTGCCTACGCGGGTGCCGGGGCCCGGCCCGGTCATCGCTCTGAGCTTCCACTGGGCGGCGCACTTCAGCCCCGAGGCGGGCTCGGCCTTCGCCGACTTCGCGGCCGCCATCCCGCGTCTCCAGCAGCTCGGCTACCACATCATCGGCCACGGCCATCCGCTCCGGCAGGACCTGCCGAGCTTCTACCGCCGGCACGGCATCGAGTACGTCAAGGCGTTCACCGACGTCTGCCGTCGGGCTGACGTCTACGTCTGCGACAACAGCAGCACGATCTTCGAGTTCGCGGCGACCGGCCGTCCCGTCGTCCTGCTGAACTCGCCGCGCTATCGTCGCAACATCCCCCACGGTCTCCGCTTCTGGGACGCGGCTCCGGTCGGTGTCCAGTGCGACAGCGCGGCCGCCCTGCCCGCCGCCATCGCGGAGGCGCTCCAAGACGGACGCGAGGCGCAGCGCGAAGCGGCTCTCGACATCGTGTACGCCTACCGCACGGGCGCCGCGCAGCGGGCCGCCGACGCCGTCCTCGACTGGGCCGGGCAACTACAGGCCGTGGCATGACGATCGCGGTCGCGATGCCCTACTGGGGCTGCCCCGACCTCGTTGAGCGGGCCGTTCGCTGCGTCCTCGCGCAGACGTACCGGGACCTCCAGCTCGTCGTCATCGCCGATGGCGAGGACCCCCCGCTGCGCAACGTCCGTGACTCACGCCTGGAGGTCTACCGCCTGCCCGAGAACCGGGGCGCGTACTTCGGCCTCCAGCTTGTGCTCGAGGCGTCACCGCACGACTGGTACGGCCCGCACGCCGCCGACGACACCTCTGAGCCGGAGCACTACGAGGTGCTCGGGACGGTCGCGGCACGGCGCAAGACCGAGGCCGTGACGGCCGGCGCGGTCTACTGGGGCGAGGGCCGCGACGCCGTGCGCAACGCGAACTACGAGGTCGGCGTCTACCGCAAGCGCCGGCTTCTCGCGTTCGGCGGCTACGATCCGTCGGCTCGCGTCGCGCAGGACACGCTGCTCATCCACCTGCTGCGCCTGACCGGGACGGTCGCCGCTTCCACGACTCCGACATACCACCGGATCAAGCGGCCGTACTCGTTGACGACGACGCTGGAGACGGGGCTGCGCTCACCGTACCGGCTTGCCGTCCGTGCGCAGAACCGGAAGGTCCTCAGTGCCTGTCGGCGGTTGCGCTCTGTCGAGAAGATCCGGGCCTATCGGCTTGGGCTCGTGCCGGCGCAGCTCCGCGACGAGCTGGCCGAGCACGTCGAGCGACTGTCGGCACGGATGGCGGCATGACCTACGATCCCCTCGTCTACTGGCGCGCTCGCGGCGAGGAATACGAGGCGAGCTTCAACGCGCCGGCCTACGTCGAACAGGAACGGACGCTCGCTGCGTTCCTCGCCGGCCTCGACTTCGCCTCAGTCCTCGATGTCGGCTGCGGCTTCGGAAGGGTCGGTCGGCTCGTGGCGCCGATGGGTGCCTATCCCTACAGCGGCATCGACCTCTCGCCGACGCTCTTGGAGTCGGCTCGCGGGCTGGTTCCGGACGGGCAGTTCGTTGAGACGTCGCTGGCAGACTTCGATGACTTCGGCCGCCGATGGGATCTCGTCGTCGCCGTCGAGTTCCTCATGCACGTCCCACCCGAGCAGATCGTCGGGACGGTTCGCAAGCTCACCAGGCTCTCGTCGCGGCACGTCGTCACGCTGGATTGGGCGGTCCCGGTGAATCGGCGGATCAGCGCGCACAACTTCCTCCATGACTACCCGGCCCTGCTCGGCGATGCGGGCTTCGGACGAACACGGCACGTCGAAGTCATCGACATCGGCCCGTTGCAGCGGCTCTACCACATCGAGAAGGCTGCCCGTTGAGGGTGCTCAACGCCTCGCACCTCGCCGATACGGGTGGCAACGGCTTCCGGACCGCCGCGGCCTTCCGCAAGCTCGCGCCCGACTGGCCGTATCGCTCGACGTGCCGCCAGGTGAACTGGCTCGCCTACCCGCGCGACCTGCCCTGGGAGCAGGCACGGGCGGAGTGGCGCCGCGCCGATGTCGTCCACGTCCGGGACGGCTTCCAGGCCGAGCGGATGCTGCGCGCCCCGCGCCGACCCACGGTCATCCACCAGCACGGGACGCAGTTCCGGCGTCACGCGCGTGACATGCTGCGGGAGCAGCGCACCCGGCGGGCGATCGGCCTCGCCGCGACGCTCGACCTCGTTCTCATGGCCCCAGACGATCTCGAATGGGCCCCCGCGCTCTACGATCTCGACGCCCTCGGGGCGCTTCGCCAACGAGTGGACGACGGCGTCCTGCGCATCGCCCACGCGCCGACGAATCGGGCCGTGAAGTCCACCGCGGCCTTCCTCGCGGCGGCCGCGCGGCTGGGCCGCGAGTTGCCCGTCGAGGTGATCCTCGTCGAGCGCACGGCCTGGGTCGAGTGCCTGCGACGGAAGGCCCGAGCCGACATCTACTTCGACCAGGTGACCCTCGGCGTCGGCAACAACGCGATCGAGGCGTGGGGCATGGGCCAGCCGGTCGTGGCGGGGG